TAAATTTAAGACCATTTTTTGTCTCAATCACAAACCTATCATCTAAAATACTGATTATTTTGCCGCTAAGCATTTTTTTATCGTTAACTTTAAAAGCTACTAAATTCCCAATTTGTGCAGCTTCTAAATAAGATTGTCTTGTTCTAACTCCAGATAATTGAGTGCAAACACCAGAATCCTCCCAAGTCACTACTTTATTTTTTATCGCTGTCAGTTCATCTTCAAACGAGTTAAGGAGAGTTTTCTTTTTTTCTTCTTTCACTACATCTCCAAATGTTCTTTTTGTTTCTTCCGCTGCAACTTCCTCTACTACATTTTTTTCTTTTTCGTGCGCTTTAATATTTTGTGCAATTATAGAAATGATTAATTTAGCTCTTTTCATTTCATGTCGCCCCTTTATGCCTTCACTTTTGGCAATCTCTAAGAGCTCTTTCACTGTCATTTTTTCTAATTCTTCTATTGTATACATTTACTATTCCTCCCTTTTCTAATTACTATAAATATATTATATACTAATTATTTGAATTTGTAAATAGTTATTTTTAATGCTCCTGAATAGGTTTAAATCATATTGCATTATGTTTAAAAGTTTTGTAATTTTGTAATAAATTTACTATGTATATTGTTGCTGACAAAAGCATTACCAAGCTCATAGTTAAGTCACAGATAAGAGCAATAGCGGCTTTAGTGGTAAGCCATGCATAGCTTATTGTGTTCAATAGGAAAGTTCCTACGCGCTCTATCATCATATGTAATGCCTATTTTATAGCTAAGATAAAAAATAGCCCTTAACGCGAATCATTAAAGGCTATAAAAAGGAGGAATAAGTTGGACATGCCGTATAAAAACAACGGCAAGATTTATTTCTGGTGATTTTTAAAGATGCCATAAACAACAGCAGCAAGCGCACTAACATTAATTATATTGGTAACAATGTTACTTTGTATTTCATCGTTTAGTTCAACGCCAAAAATAAGCTGAATAGACATTGCAATAACTGCAACAATTGGAGCAATTACAGACGGCGAAAAGTTCATTTTTTATACCTCACTTTAAATTTGTTTTAATAAAGAAACTGTCCATCATATTAATAAATGTCCCAAAAACATGGGCGAATTCTGCTCTTGTCAGCCCAACTTCTGGATTGAATTTTCCAGTCTCATCACCTCGCATTAATCCATTTTCTTTCATAATGGTGATATGACTAGCTGCCCAATGGTCGGCTGAAACGTCAGAAAATGGACCAGGACTAACTTGTTTGTCGTATACCGTTAAGTCATAGTCTTTTATGATGCTAATTAGTTTGTTTGGATACCCTGGGTCTGTCGCATATCCGCAAATATATAAGCGTCCAGCAGCTTCAAACGGAGTTTTTGCTTGCCTCACTGGAAGATATCTATCCTGCATTAGCACCTTATAATAATCCTGTAAACTTTCTTCCCAATTATTATATGCCTTAAACTTTGCGTCAATCTCTACACGTTTACCATCATAAACTTCCCAAGTAGCACAAATGACACTTCCAGCAGGACCAGAACCTTTGACGCCAAATAAGTTGTAACTTTCTTTTCCGCTATATTTATCTTTTGGAATGAACTTTCCCCAACCAGTTTCTAGTGCTGACTGCGCTATAGTGAGGCTTGGAAACAAACTGTTTTGTTTTTGCAATTCCATTGTTCCTTGAGCAATCATTGCAATAAACTTAATTGGTTCCATTTAGCTTCCTCCTATACAACTATTCCATTTTTAAACAAGAATTTTCTAATAGCGTCACAACGTACTGCAAACGCCATGTTGTCAATACTAACATCACTATACTTCCAAACAGCTACGCCAACAACGTCGCCACGCCCATCTATAACTGGACCACCGCTATTTCCTGGATTAATAGCAGCATCAGTTTGAAACACGTCAATTACTTCATCAACAGGATTGTTTGGGCGCTTTGGATAACTAACTATTCCTTGCGTAACACTATCATTATATCCTTTAGGGCTTCCTATAACTGCAACATGTTTTCCAATGTAAATAGAATCATCAGCAGCAATTTTTAAAAACGACAAAGGAGTATAATTTACTTTCAATAGCGCTAAATCATGAATATCTGATACTGCAATCAATTTAGCACTATTATTTGGTTGTTCATTGTCTAAAGTTGTGAATTTTTTTTCTCCTTTTACCACATGTTTCGCAGTAACAAGATAGCCATCAGAAGAAACATAAAAACCAGTTCCTATTCCACCATCTCCACGATAAAGCGTAAATATTGCTGGAAGTATTTTTTGCAGTATTCCGTCCATAAGACATAGCTTAAATGTTAATCTTGCGCCAACAGCAGCTATTTCCTCTCTTGTAATTAGACCTTCTGGTTTAAAGGTTCCATCTTGGTAGCCGCACATCAAACCTGACATACTCATTCTTTTTATATCGTTGTAACTCCACCTGTTAGCCGAAACATCTTTAAACTCCACTTAATTCACCCCCGTTATATTTCTTAATTCTTCGATATCAACTCCACTTGTTCTTGCTACCACAATTGTTAATAAGTTAACAGTTTTGGTCAACTCCTTAATCGATGGTTCAATTCTCATCAATAGGTAGCCAGACACAACAGCAGCAAATCCAAAATTCATTAACCATTGATAGTCTTGCATAACAATAACCTCCATTTAATCAATTTTAAAGCCAAGCATATTCAACAATAGTTCATTCTGTAGCATGATAATATCAAGTTTTTCACTATCACTTAAAACCTTTGAATCATTCTTTTTCAAGGTAAGTTGCTCTTTTATATTATGCATTTTTGATTTTGTCACTCTAAGCTCTTTAAGCATTTACAATTACCTCCAAAGCTCCAACATTACATGGATAAGAAGTAGCAGCGAATAATTTAAACTTTCCAGGTATTTCTGAAACAAAGTTATAAGTGGCTTGACCATTTGCTAAGCTAATAATAACCTCAACTTGACAATCTTTGCCATAAGCAGAAACAATAATATCTTCGTCACGAGAAATCAAATTGCCTTCCCAATCATTTAACGTAACTGTTATAGGCAACGGAACTCCAACTACGGTTACAACGTTACCACTTAAGTTAATGTTATGAAACCATTTAAAAAATGTTTCAATAGTAGCTTTTTGGCTATTTGTAGTTACTTCAGTTATTTCAACTACTTTGTTTCCATCTACTTTAAACAATTATAATCACCTCCATTAATCAAGCAAATATGTTGCTAAAATATCACAATCTGTGCTGTAACCGTCTGAAACACTATGTGCTTCAACAAGCAGCGAAGTTTTAAATCGCAGAAACATTGGAATTGAATTAGCAAGGTGTAGGTCAGGCGAACCATCTATTTGTTCTGCAATCTGAAAATCAGTAAATTTTAAAACTCCGTCAACGGTTACCTTAATAACAGCAGCAGAATAAACATTGCCGTGAGGCCAAGCAGTTATCCCAGTTAAAAATCCAGCTCCAGCAATATTCACTACTGGTATATAAGTAGCATTTGTAGACGTAACTTTTGCTGCCATCGCGTCTGTATCTTTCCAATCAAACAGTTTTGGAGTAATTGTGTTTACAAGATAACTTTTTGCATCAACCACCTTGGAGTGCAAGGTTCCACCAGAATCTGCTGTATCTGCTCGCTGCCCTACTTGGTATCCTAACCACCCAATAATAGTTCCTAAAACTCCGCCCAAACCTGCCATATTAAATCCCCCTTTTTGGCAAACCACTAACATTTGTTATAATCAATGTGTCTCTTATTCCACCAAGTGCTGTATCAATTGGAGGAATATACTGAGTTATTTTAGAAACAAGACCACTACTATACTCTAAACTAGTTAACGAATTAACACCTTCAATTATATGCAGCGGTACCCCGGTATCGCCAGAAAATATTTCAAAGTGTACAGCATTAGCAGAAGTCCAAACTCCAGTATCATCAGCACGTTTAAATGCTGAGTAACTAGGATTAATAAAAGTTTCGCCTATCCAATCAATTTTATTTGACGCGTCTCCACCTTTCATAACTACTAACCAATATTCTGCACCTGAAGTTAAACCAGATAAATTAATTGGAATACTAAAATAAGCAGCAGATAAAGGCAAAAACTCTTTTGGAATCCTAACTTCCTTAAGCATAGTTCCATCTACTCCACTTGCTGGTACCATTCCAGAACGTACTTGAACAACCAAATCATTTCCAGCACCATCTTTATCAATATGCAGCTTAATTCTTGTTAATTCGGTTGACCCAATCATTGTAAATCTAACACAACAACTGTATAGAGATAAATTGTTTTCAAGCACACCTGACCCGCTACACCATTCTATTAGCGTCCCTTCATAAATAATAACAAAAGGTTGTAAATTCAACAAAACATTCATTTTAGCTTCATCTATTATATCTACACCGTTCTTGAAAGCAGTTATCGTCATTTGTTTTGTTACACCTCCTATCCTGCTACAAAATTAATTTTTACTTCTATCGTTAGAACTTGTCCAGAAGCATGGGAAATAGGAACAACTATACGATTCAGTAAAATGCCTGAATCTTTTGCATCAGAACTGGCAAGAAATATTCCATATTCCTGAAAAGTTCCTATAGCTTCAGAAGTTAAGAAAAAAGTTCTAAATCTTGCCACATTAGCTGTCCTACTCTTTGCGCTTATGACTTTTCTTAAAGTTTCTGATTGCAATATAGTATCTCCTGCAGCTGGTGAAGTAGTACCAATTCCTAAAGCAAGATGAATTGAAATATCATTTGATTGTTCTTTCACTAGCAAAGCAGCTAAAAAATTTAATCCGCTTTGAACAAGTAAATTCTTCTCTTTCTTTATTAATTCGCCATTTATATAAAAATTCCATTCTCCAATTATTTTTAAAGCTTCCATATTTCACACTCCCTAATCACTACACATTACAAAACCAACAATAGCATCTATATCCCCAAGATACCACGGTGGCATTCTAGGTGTAAATAGAATCTCATCTGTCATCTTACTAGTTTCTTCACTATAGTTAAATTTGTGAATCAACGCAGTTTCATTTAGTTTCTTTTGTTGCTGTGCAGAAACTAACGCTTTTAAAAAATCTGCTATACCAAACATCCTGCCACCATATTGTATACGATAAGACCAAAATCCATTTTTTTCAGGAGATAATACCACACTCTGTACTACAAAAGTATTGGAAATACCACGGTCTTGAAGGTCAATTGTCACTAGCTGTCCTGGTTGCCAATTTTTGTTTGGTGCTAATGACTGCATAGCTGTATCAAAACTGCCATTTACCCTTGGATTGGCATGTTCTCTTAAATCTGCATTTCCAGCAGCCTCAGCAGCTTCAATCGTGGTTAGGCTATCATCTACAATAGAATATGCGTATACTCCGTTACCGCCTTGAACTGCTGCAATAGTTTGCTGAGAAACTACGTCTTCCGCTATAGTTATTACATCAATATCATTTTTATACGTGAATTGCATTGTAGCTCCATCAACTGGAGTAACTGTTTGAATTGAAGCCCGCACATATTTTTCTTGAAAATTCATTAAATAATCAAAATTAGCTTCTGTGCTTACATTTTCAATTCCAACTGATTTTACAACTTCTGAAACTTTCATACTTATTTCATGCGGTTTGTGCGGTAAGTTCCAAATTCTACTGATTCCATCTGCTTTAACTTCATATATAAAAGGGTCTGACAACATTGTCCCGCCGCGCACATAAACCCTATTTCTTAATCCTTGTCTTTCTATGCTATGTCTGAAGTTTGTAAACATTGCTCCACGTTCTAAAGAGATTGGAGCAGCTTCAGCTAATGATTGAGGGTTAAAGAATTTTAAGTCTTTATAGTAATCTGGTTGCCATTCCCAACCTGTATATTGGCATAACTGTTTAAATGCTTCACTTGGATAAACATAATCAAATAACTTATATTCTATAATAGGAGCTCCAGTTTGTACACCGTTTACGGTAAAATCTGGACAATATTTAGCGACAATATCCCTAAAAATAACGTCTGCTGTAACATTTTCGTATGTTTCAACAACCATTTCCCTGTCTAGAGCAAAGGTATAATCCTCACATTCTACTTGCCATAATTTTAGACCGGCAGCTCTTTCTAAAAGTTCAACTTTAGTTATTATGCCACCAAATAATCTGCCAAATCCATCGTCCTCAATTACTACTTCTTCTCCATCTAATGGCTGAATACCTCTTACTTGAAAATCACAAGTATCAACTTGGTAAGTAAGAGCAGCTTCTATTTGAAGACTTCCCCTTTCTAAATCTTTCCATCTATTTACACCTGCAATATACAAATACCTAGACATTTATAATCTCACCCCACTTTTGCGCAACTCTCTTTTAAGTTCTTCAACTCCACCTGTAACTGTTATATAAATTGTATTTCCACCACTGTTATTATTATTAGTTGTACTTCCTGCAACAGATAAGGCGGCAGGTGTTATTCCTGCCATTCTTGCGGTAATACTTTCCAAGTTTGGCAATGTGTTTTTAATTCCATCAACCAAACTTCCTACTAACGCAGGACCCCATTCTTTAATTCTTCTCAAAGGTCCACGTTTAGCCGGACTGTGTGGCATATAGCTATCAACTAAAATAGCCATACTTTCAAGAGTATTTTTAAGATTGCCAAATTGCGATTCCATGCCACCAACAAAGTTAGCGACTAAACTACTTCCATATTCAGTCCCAGATTCCGCAACCTCACGAAACTTTTCCTTTATTTTCTTCATTTCTTCTTCTGTATTTTTATATATCTCCGCATTTTTCTTTTCCCACTCAATTCTGTACGCTTCTAGCTGAACAGCAGCAACATTTCTAATTTCACGTAACTTTTGATTCATTTCCTCTTTTTGCGCTTGCAATTGGTCAACAGCAGCTTTCCTTGCTTCTGCATTTTTAGTTGACCAAAGGTTAACATATTCATTTAACTGCGAATCAGTCAATTTGTTCAAAGCTTCAATCTCAGGGGCAGCTTTGGGGCCCATCTCTTTAAGTTCTGCAATTAATCCCTCATCTACGCCTTTAGCTGCAAGACTTGCAATGTTTTGCTCCCATGATTCAAACGCTTCAACTTGACCTCTTAAATTATCCAAAAGCTTAGTACCTGAAATATCTTTTTGTGTAACTTCATCGAAAAGTCCAACAAAATTAGATAAGGAACGTGTTCTGCTAATTAGTTCTTTATCATAATCAGCAGTTAATTTTTTCTCATCTGAAGCCAATTTAGTATTAACATCTTGTACTTGCTTTTGGTAGTCTTCCAATGCACTTGCAAGGCCTTCTCTATACTTGCGTTCAACTTCTGTTACTTCATCAGATAAACTTCTTAGCTCATTTACATGGTCTTTTATTGCTTTATTAGTGTCAAACAATGCTTTTTTCATTTCTACCAATGCTTTATTTTCTTGTTCTACCTTTAAACGAAGTTTTTCCGTTTCTTCAGCAGTTTCTCCGTATTCTTTCACTGACTCAGTAAGCCCTTGATTAACAGCAGAAATTATTTCTTTTTGCAGCAACATTTGTTTGTTAAGCGATTCTGTCCTTATAACAAGAGTTTTAACTTTGTCCCCTGATTGTTCTGCCGAAATGCCAGCAGCGTCATATTTAGTCTGTATTATTTCTAAACGTGTACTCAATAACTCGGATGTTTTTTCCCATTCTTCTCTTGTATCTTCAGCAGCTTTTTTCCCTGCACTGCCTACTTTTCCTAAACCTTCCTCTAAAGGTATCAGATTCTTATCTAAATCTTTATAGTCCATAATTGTATTCTTAGCTTCTTCGGCTTGCGTATTAAAGTCTTCCATTCCAGCAGCTGCCGCAGGAGTTGCCCAAGAAGAAAAAGCTTCTTTAAGTTGTGCAACTGCTTCACCTGTTTTTTCAGTCGCTTCTTCTGTCCGTAGTTGCAATTCTTCTAAATGCAAGGATATATCTTCAGACTTTTGGGCTACGACTGCCCTTGCGCCTTCAAACGCTCCTTGCATCATTGAGGGGAGCAATCTAGCTAAAGGGGCAACAGCATTTAAAATACTTGCGACAATGTCATACACTCTAGCTTTCATCTTATTAAAGGCTGTGGCAATTGCATTAACCATAGAATTAAAATAAGAAGTAATAACTTTAACTACAGAAGCAGTCTTATCCCTTATTCCATTCCAATTTTTATACCATGCTACTGTCAAATAAGCTATTGCCGCAACAAGTGCAATTATCGCCGTGATTAATAGACCAATAGGATTAGTTATTATAGCTCTATTAAGCCAATTAAAAGCAAGCGTTAAAGCTTTTACAGCAACCGCTGCCGTAGCCACTGATTTAATTAATAGCCCAATACCAAACAGTAGCGGGCCAATAGCTGCAACTATGCCTAAAGTATATATAATTAGCTTTTGTGACTCTGGACTTATATTTTTGAAACTTAATGCCCATCTATTAAAAGCAGATACAACTTTTGTAATTCCAGGAATAATATTCTTTCCAAGCACAACACCTAGTTCTTCCATTCTTGTTTTTAAAATTCTTATTTGGTTTGCTGGACTATCAGCAGTCCTAGCAAGGTCACCCTGCGCATCACTTGTTTGTTCTAAAATAGCGCCATATCTAGCTGCTACTTTTTGCGCTTCTGTTAACTCTGCGCCTGTAGCAGCTATACCATTTTTGTAAGCATAAGTTTTAATTGTATTTTCATCAACTAGAATACCTAAAGCTTTTAGAGGTTCTGTTTCACCTGTGATGCCAGCGCGTAACTTTTCAAAAGCTTCTTCAGGCTTAAGGTTATAAAACGAAGACATATCATAAGCCAATTGAGTTAAACCAGTTGACATTTGATAAGCTGCTTGTGTTCCAAGTCCCATCGAATTGAACATTGTGTTAAGCATACCAACATTTTTTCTTAGCTCATATTCATTTAAGCCTAATGACGCACTTAAAGACTTGCTCCATTCAGTAGCAGCACTTGCCATGCCTCCCATAGAGACAGTAAATAAGTTCTCACTTTCTACCGCATCTATAGCAAGTTTCGATACAGCTGCACCAGCAGCAACAATTGGAGCAGTTAGGCCAATTGTAAGAGATTGACCTAAGTTTTTAAACCTATCTCCCATTGCAGTGAAGCCTTCAAAACGTCTTTGAGTTTGTTGTAATTGTCTTTCAGCATCGCTTAAGCCTCTTGAAAACTCTTGCGCTCTTAAGCTTAACCTTACAAATAAGTTTCCAACTTCCATATTGTCACCTCCTTAAAACGCAATTTGGTCTATAAACACCTTTTTCTCTTTTTTGTCTTTCTGCTCATCTCTTGAAGTATTCATTTCAATATGCACATCTAATAAAGTCGTTAGCTTTCTTGGTGTACATTTCCAGAATTCTTTATCAGACATATTTAAAATAACAGTTGCCGCATAGTAATGGAAAGCCCAGTCAAAACTATCACTTACTGGGCTATCTGTACGTTTTTTGATTCACCAGGCAAAGAACTATTAAAGGCTTCCATAATCTGCTCTTGGTTGTTTAATATAGTCAATGGATTCCACTTTTTAATATCGTCTGGAGTCAGGTTCTCATCCTCATGTTTTAGCCCAGCATATAGCATAATTCTAATAACTTTCAATACTGGCTTTCCTTCTCCTACTTCCTTCAACATATCAAAAGCTTTATCAATAGACCCATAATAGTCTTCTAGTGCTTCTAAGGCCCCATAATCAAACACTAAATGTCTCTCTTTATCAAACACAAGAGTTACTACCTTAGGTTTTAAGTCTTTTGCTGTAGACATTATTACACTTCCTTTATTTATATTTATATAATATAGACGGGAATTTCCCGTCTATACTTTAAGCAGTTGTGAAGGAGCTAATTTTAGGAGCAGCAAGCGCATTTCCAGAAAGGTCTTTAACAGCAGTTGTAACTGTTGCCCTATATAAAGTTGCTGCTGTAAGATTGGCGGTTGGGTCAAAAGTGACAGTCAATCTATTTGCACTAATAGCCAAACTTCCAGCAACAATTGAATTGTCTGAGGCCTTAACTACAAAGAAGTTTGCTCCAATTACAGTAGAAGCTTGAATCGCTTCTGAGAAAGTCCAAACAACATTCGCGCTAACAGCCACCCCAGTTGCTGCATCAAGTGGAACAACCGT